TATACATTTATTGGGGACTTCGGTCCCCTTTTTTCTTATGGCAACCCCTACATACGCAACATCCTCAGAACTGGATGCTGTTAACTCAATACTAATGAGTGTTGGAGAGTCCCCAGTTAACACCCTTGATACTCAAAGCCCCGAAGTGGCTATTGCACAGAAGACTCTCAGACAGGTTGTTCGAGAAGTCCAAGCCGAAGGGTGGGCTTTCAATACTGAGTATGAAGTTGAATTCATACCAGATGCTAACGATCAGATAACACTCTCCGATTCTATTTTACAAATCGATTTAAATCGTTACAAACATAATGATAATTATGATGTAATCAGAAAAGGTAACTACCTTTATGACCGATACACCCGTTCAAACACTTTCACAGATGAGGCAACTCTTTACTGTGATGTAGTTTGGATGTATGCATATGAAGATATGCCTCAAACATTTAAAGATTATGTTACAACAAAAGCTTCACGTATAGCCGTAGGTCGTATGGTTGCTGACGCTAACTTCGCTCAAGCTATGCAGCAAGACGAAGTGATTGCAAGATCAGCAGCCATTGAATATGATACACGTCAAGCTGATTATAACATCTTCCAGAATAGTAGAGGCAGACAACCTTACAATGCTTATAAACCTTATCAAGTCATAGGCAGATAATGGCAGCTATTAACCAAAACATAAAAAATTTCTTAGGCGGTGTTTCACAGCAACCAGACTTCTTAAAATTTCCAGGTCAACTCAGAACCTGTCATAACGCATTTCCAGATGTAACCTTTGGTCTACAGAAAAGACCGCCTGGGGAATATGTTGGTAAATTAGCTAACGCTACTGACGGTGGTGAATGGTTCGAGATCTTGAGAGATAATGATGAAAGATATTTAATTCAAATTACTTCTGGTAACTCACCTGTTGTTAAAGTATGGGACTTAGCAGATGGTACACAGAAAACAGTTAACTTTACAGGTGGTGCATCTAGTAATTACAATTACTTAATTAAGGCTGGCACTCAACCTTACGGTAAGCTTACTCTTAATGATTATACGATCATTGCTAACCCTGAAAAGACTGTTGCTAAGGCACGTACTACAGCATCCTTCTTAGATAACTATGCATTTGTAACACTTAATGAGATTGCATACAATTCAGAATATGTTATAGCTCTAGGTAATACTAACCTTCAGTCTACTACTAAACGTAGAATCAATGCACTAAAAGTAGTGAAAGATGGTACTAGTTCTCCTACTTGGGAAACTGATTCACCTGATGCTGCTTATACAGGTGTTACAGAATACTATAATGAGACAGATGGTGATGCCTGGAATGAAGTTAAGTTTACAGTAGTTGTTAATGCAACACACTTTGTTAACTCATACGATGGTAATAATCCTAACTACAATACACAATATACAGCTACTGTAACCCTCCAAGAGAGTGGATTTAACGTAGGTACTAATTGGGCTAATATCAGTAAGACTGTTAGTGTTAACGGACAGAACTGGACAGTAAAAATTAAAGGTGTATCTTCATACCAGTCATATGCTGATGCTAACGCAGCTATTTATAGGACTCCTAAGAACATTAGAAAAGGTGAGATCACCAAGGACACTGTATTAGGTAACTTAAAAGCAGCTATTGAAGCTAAGTATACTGGATCAGGCGGTACTGTAGATGCTACTGTTACTGTAGCTGGTAATGGTTTATTCATATCAACTAATACAGCCTTCGGATCTATAGGTGTAAGAGGAGGTCTAACAGGAAACTCTCTAGAAGCCTTTACTGATACAGTTCAGAATATATCTAAACTACCAGGTACATGTAGAGACGGTTATATCGCCAAGGTAGCCAACACTGAAGATGCTGATGCTGATGACTACTATGTTAAATTTATAACAGGTGGTTCAGGTACAGGTGACGTAGGTGCTGGTGTATGGGAAGAAACAATTAAACCAGGTATTGATGCTGGGTTTGATTATGACACTATGCCTCATGCATTAATAAATAACAGAGATGGAACATTCACATGGTCATCTCTAGCATATGCAGATAGTAATAACGACGGTACGAATGATTACACTGGCCCTGATGAGCAATACTGGGTAGATAGAGTTGTAGGAGATGACAGCAGCAACCCTTACCCTACATTTCTAGACAGAAAAATTACCTCGCTTTTCTTTGTAAGAAACAGGCTTGGTATGTTAGCAGGTGAACAGGTAGTACTGAGTCAAGCTGCTGATTATTTCAATTTCTTTGTAGGATCTGCAATCTCAGGTTCAGATGGTGACCCAATTGACATGGGTGCATCTGACGTTAAGCCTGCTATTCTAAACTATGCTCTACCGTTACAGAACGGTGTGATTATGTTTAGTGAAGCAGCTCAGTTCATGTTATATACTGAGTCTGAACAATTCAGTCCATCTACAGCACAGCTTAAAAAGCTTTCAGGCTATGAAGCCACAGCTGACTATGGCCCTGTAGACTTAGGTACTACTGTTATGTTTGGAAGTAATGCTTCCTCCTTCAGTAAAGTATATGAGCTATCACTACAAGGTGGTAACACTCCACCAGATATTATAGAACAGACTAGAGTTATACCTGAATATATACCTAATGATATCAATAGAATGACTAACTCTGCTCAGGCAGGTGTAGTTACATTCGGTAAATTAGGAGATTCTAATCTTTATCATTATAAATACTTTGGCCAAGGACAGCAACGTGCTCAGTCATCTTGGTATTCATGGGGTATACAAGGTACATTAGTCCATCAGTTATATAGTCTCGGTGATTTCTATACTGTTACTAAACAAGGTTCAGAATACGTTTTATTACGTTATGAATTAATTGTAAGTGCTGATGATACACGTGCATATACTGTAGGTGAAGGTACTGTAGGTAGTCCTTTAACTATCTCTAGACGGTTTGAATCATGCCTAGATAACATGGTAGTACATACTGCCAACACTGGGTCTGGTACTACATCAGGCCTCTCAGTAGCTTATAGCGGTGGTGTAGGTGGTAATAGTACAGTCACATTACCTTTCACTATACAAGGTAGTGCAGCTGATGTACAGCTTGTAGAATTAGCAGACGGTAATGTAAGAACTCCTAATAGTATTAGTGGTGTTACTGCAGTATTTAATGGTGTGGATCTCCGTACTATTAAGTTTGCAATTGGTTATAAATATGTCACAGAAGTAGGTTTACCTACATTTTACAAGAGAACTCAAGAGAAAGGAGTTTATGATGTAGATGCTGATCTACGGATACATAGGCTTAACTTTAACCTCGGTGTGTCTGGACCTTTAGAGTTTCACATCACATCACCACAGAGAGATACCTATATCCATGAAGAATCAGGTATCATAGCTGACCTTAGTGCATCTAGTAAGATACCTTCACAGCTATATAAAGACATCAGTGTGCCTATCTATAACAAGAATAATAAGCACGACGTTGTTATTAAAATGCCTGACCCCTTTACCGCAACTGTAGTTTCAGCAAGCTGGGACGGTAGTTATCACGCCAGACGACATGCACGCCAGTAAGTACATCCACCCATGCACCCCTCAACATGCCCTTGAGGTAGGATTCAACCTTCGATCAGAAGATAGAAGAGAAATAGAACAGACTATGGGATTAGCCGCTCCGGCGGCTGTCCTACAGTCTTACTACAGCTCAGCTATCTCTGTATATTTCACTTCACCACACGGCAAGGCTGTCGGAGTGGCAGGTGTAACAGCAGAGAACATTATCTGGATGTTATGCACAGACGAAGGAGATAATCATCCACACACTTTTGTACGGGAAGCTAGACGTTGGGTAAACAGTCTAGATAATCCCTATTTATATAACCATGTTGACATGAGGAACGAGAGTCATGTGAAGTTGCTAAAACTTCTAAGATTTAAGTTCGTAAATTATTATGTACAAAATGGTGTTCCTCTTATTACATTTATAAAACCATGTGCGCGCCAGTAATGGCTGCTGTCTCATTGGCTACGGGCGTTATGGGTTCTGTAGCACAACATCAGGCACAGCAAGCTGCTGTCAATCGACAGAACCAAATACAACAACAAGAATATCAGCGCCAACTACAGATCTCTGAACGTAACGACCTTATAAAGAAAAGGAAACACTCAGCTGATTTGAAAGGACACGCTTCTGCTCAAACTGATTTAATGAAGCAACAGCAGATGAATCAGATTGAAGCGGATAGAGCTAAACAAGCTGCATCTAGAAAGGTAAAAGAGAAATCAACTGAGATGGCTTTTGAAAGGCAAGCAGCCCTTTCTAAACAAATACAAGCTTCTGGACAGATATTATCTACAGGTAAAACTGGACAGTCTATGTTATTAGCAACTCTACAAACAGAGAGAGAATTAGGAACTGAAGGAGCAATGCTTGAACAGTCCTTATTTGATGCTAACGCAGCTTACGGTAATGAAATATATGGTATAAACATGAGACAGTATGGTGCTGATTCTGATGCATTTAACCAAGTACCTGCTGCACCTACATCACCAGGTGCAAGTTTCATACCTAACAAACCAATTAAAGCTAAAGGACCAAGTAGCCTATCGCTCATGGCAGGTATTGCCGGAGCTGGTATGGATGCAGCAAGTACTTACAAAGCCTGGGATACTTAATTATGGCACAATACGGTAAAGTTGGGGTAGTGTAAGCTCTGACTTCAGAAGAACGACAGGTTTCCAGAGTGAAACTAAGCGTATATCTCAGCAAGCTGAAGATCAGTTTCGTAAAGAGAAGGATCAGCTCAGCTCTATGAAAGAGGTTGCAGCTTTTGATTCTAAACAAATGCGTTCATCAGCTGCAATGGCTGATAAAGCATCACAATATGAACTAAAAGCTCTTTCAAAGTTTAGTGGTAAGCTGAATACTTTTCTACAAGGTACAGCTGCAGACATGTACAAAGAACATAAAGCGAAAGAT